TGTATAGCCTGTAAAATAGTGTCTGTACTTGCAACTGTACCAGCACCGCTAGTATATCCTGTAAGTGTAGACGCTATACCTCGTGCGTTTGTATAATATAAGTTACTTCCCTCAGTAAGGTCTGACGTACTTTTACCGCTGAATGCAGTATTAAATCGTGCTGCCGTATAATACAAGTTAGTTCCTTCTCCAATGTTGGTAGTTGTAAGTGTTACCGCACCAGTCAATCCGTTTACACTTAATACTGCATCTGTAGGCGTAAGTAGTTCTTGCCAGTCTGCAAGTGTACTCGCTGTAGTCCCAGCAAGGATAAAAGATTTATTTAAGTCTGTACGTACCGCCACATCACCAGTTTGTGCAGTGAGTGCTAGCATAGCACTTTGAGAAGCTACTACAAAGGTGTCTGTAATAGCTATAGAAGGGAGGTAGGAAGCATCGATCTTACTTGAAGCATCTAACGGAGCAAGACCGTTTGCAGCCCCTTTTTGTGCAGTAATCCGAGCATCTGCCCTAACGTCTGTATAATAAAGATTTGTACCCTCTGGTACAATAGTTGTATTTAATGTTACAAATGTTTTATCTCCTCTAAAATATTGTGCTGTAGTTCCTGTAGTAATAGTTCCTTCTTTCGTAGCTACTGCTGTATCTACATAGTTTTTAGTAGTGGCACTATCCGTAGTAGTTGGCTCTGCAACATCTATAATTTCTGTATTGTTAGCACTATTGCCCCTAACTAACGTCTGTGCAAGTGTTGGGTATTTATGTATCTCTGGCATATGTATATATGTGAGTGATTAAACGGTGGGGATTTTAATCAAACATACTAGGATTTCTTTTTTTCATGAACTCAATATTATTGATACCCTCATATATTGCACTTTCAAGTTCTTTGTCATTATCAATTTTCCTCTGTTTTTGTGGTTCGTCAAGACTAGCAATAATTTCTTCTTTGTTTCTTCTTCCTAAATTGAACCTATCAAGTATAGCAAGATCTGTATGATCTGGATACCTAATACATCCATCCATATCTTGTATCTTTCTTACGATACCTTGAAACGCTGCTTGCTCATCTCTACCACCATATTTATCCCACGAAACAAAATGCTCATCATTCTCTAAATTATACCACAAAAAAAGCCTACGATCCATTAAATCAAGGTCGATCGTAAAGCTATCATAAGAAGGGCTATAAACTCTAATCTGTGCCATAAAATAACATAAAAAAAAGGGGACTATAGAAGTCCCCTTTAGATTAAACCTTACCTGTAAGTTTTGCAAGTTTTCTTCGGTTGTTCACCAAAAGGTTTCCGTAGAAGAACATTGCTGCCTCGTAGTATGTCTTGCCAGTAACTGGCTCAAGCACACCACTCATTCCACGATTTCTAAACTGAAGCTCTGCAAGTTTCTCAAGAGAAAGTGCATCCCAGTCAATGAAGTACATAGAATCAGTCTGACAGTCAATGTCAACATACATACCTACACCGTCAAAAGATGGAACATCTCCGAACCCTCCCTGAAGAGTAGTAGTATTCACGAACTGTTTTTCAGTTTCATGAAGCTGCATGAATTTGTTTCTAAGCTCGTAAGATGTGATGATAATTCCACACTTACCATACTTATCTACGTTTTGTTTCGCTGCTCGCATATCTCCAGTCATTGCTGTAAGAGATGAATACGTTTCACTTGTAGAGTCTACATAAGACTGCCAAGCGTAATCTGTGATACCCTGAAACGCTCCTGTTGCAATAGCAAGAGAAAGTCCGTTCATATCTGTGATACCCTCAGTACGTTTGACCGCTTCAGTAGCAGCAACAGTAGTCGCAGCAGTGATAGTAAACGTAGTAGCTGAAGCAATAGAAGCAACTACAACTGCATCACCGTTAATTGTGAGAAGTTGTCCTTGGCTAATGTATGCAGTAGTATCTACCGTTACAGTTGTACCTGTGGAGTTAGACGCAACAGTCGCAAGCGTACCAGACCCGTCTCTAAATAACTGTCTGTTCAATTCTTTTGCCATATCCATTTTAAGGTTCTTGGATTCCTCAGTGAGGATATTTACAAGAGATCCTGGGTTTCCTTTAGCCTCAAACAATACCTTCTCATCAAGTTGAAGAGTAGCGTAGATATACGCAGGGCTTACGCTTGCCTGTTTATACTTGCTATATCCAGCGGTTGGAAGAGTTGTATCACTAGCTCCAAGAGAAGCAATACTTGAGTTTCGATCCGTACGTATAGTTTTGTAAATAGTGTTATTTGCAAATCCACCTTTTTTGTCTTTAGGAAGCATCTTTAAAAGATACGTCTCATTTTCTAGTTGTGAATCAATTACTGGTGCAATATCTTTCTCTAAGATCTCACTAGCAATCTGTGCTGTAGTTAGTACTGCCATAATGTAGTTATTTTAAATTTGGTAAAAATTGTTTACCCTCCTGATAATAATTTGAACTTCTCTATTAAAGATTGTTGAAAACTCTTCTCAGTTGGATCTGTAACTTTGTTTACCGTACCTTCGATAGGAGCCTTCACCCCAGTTTCTGTATACGGTTTCTTCTGTACTGATTGTTGATGTTTCGCTTCATGGGCGACTAAATCAGTAAAATGTTTTGCCCTAAAAGCTGCTTCCACGTCCCCTATTTGTTTTTCCTTCATATACTGCACAAGCTCATCTTGGCTAAAGTTGATATTAGCTTTCTTTGCAATATCCTCCACACTGGAAAGATCTTGCTTATACTTGCTTACCATTGCTTCACGCTGACGTTCTTGATCAAGCAAACCTTGTACTGTTGCATCCAATCCTAATTCATTCTTTAGGTATGGAGCAAGTAGTTTCGCCGCCTCCTGATACTGTGCCATTTCTGAGGAGTCAATTTGTGTTGTTTCCTGCTGAGGTTGGTACACTCTTTGTACTTCTTCCTCTCTACGCTTCATTTCTGCAATCTCTTGAGACTTTTGCGTATACTCTGCCTGTAGCTTACTATAATTGGAAAGTGTAGACTCTAATTCCTTAGGGTCATATTCTTTACCTCCTATGTTTACCATAGTTGGAGTAGCAAGTGTGCTAGAATCGTCTTGTATTGCTCCCTCTTGTGTTTCTTGAGTAATGGGAGTTACTGCGTCTTCTAGTGGGTTGGTGATATCCATGTTGTCAAAGGTCATGAGGTACAAGTAAGATTGCTCGATTGAGTTCGTCCTTGCAGTGCTCTAAATGTAAAAGAGGTAGTAATTACCTCTGTCTTTCCCACAAATCCCCCGAAAAATGGGAAAGACAGAAATAACTACTTTACTCTACTACATCATTTGTTCTTGTGGTGGTTGTTGTACCCCCTGTGGGTTCATCCCCATTTGCATCATCTGTTCTTGCATCTGTTTTTCTTGAGCAAGTTTATTCTCTACGCTTCCCATAGATGCTTTCTGTTCTGCCTCAGCTGCCATCTTTGCTGCCTCTTCTTTCTCTAGTCTCTCAAGGATCTCTCTTGTGTTGCCTAGTGAATACGCTTCAAGTAACGTCTGTCTATCTACTGCCTTCCTATCAAACAACTCTATAATATCTTGTTTCTTTTGGATGTCTGAGAATGCGCTACCAGGTATGATACTTATTTTCACACTATACTTATCTTTAGAAACAAGCGTCTCTCCATCCTGTGGTGGTGATATATCTGATAGAGCTTTACTTCCTCGTATACGGTACGCCTTCATATTCTCCTTATCAGGTGACTGTACTATCTTGCTTTCGCTGTAATTACTATCCATAAGGTCAAGAATGATCTCATAAAGCTTTGTAGCGAACAACTCAAGGTTTTCCGTAGGTTCTCCAAGATTAGCTGCCTGCTGTGCCTGCAGCTGTCCTATAAGAGCACCACTTGCCCCACTTCTTGCCACCGCATCCATATTCAAAGACTGTACACCTGTGATATCATCCATCGCTCTTTCTATTGCATCCTTCAAACCGTACACAGCTTGTGGTAATGGTGGCATATCCATCGCTACAGGCTGTCTTCCTATTGGACCCGTGTACGTCATGATCTGTCCATGTGCTCCTGTAGATTGTGTATTTAGTTCAACACTATCATGTTTTATGTATCGTCCTACACCTACCGTAGCAATATACTCTTCCCAGAAAGAGTAGACCGCATCAAGGGACTTATTTAAAGATATGATATCTGCAAATATTGGTCGTGGGTACATCTCCCCCATCACCTCATTAGGGTAGTATAAATCAAACGGATACTCATCATCATTCAAATACTCTTCTCGTATAGGTACATCACCAATCCAAGATACTATCTTAATCTTGTTTTCCACCTCAGGTACTCCATTTTCTCCGTCTTCTTTATACGTTTTTTTGCTGTCTTTCATCCAGCATTCAAACATGATTGCTCTATTTTTATTTCCGACACTAGGATATTTGAACTGTAAAAATTGATTTCTAAACTCGCTTTCCGCCTGTTTGTCTCCCTCAACAACAATATGCTCTGTGTTCTTATATCGTGGATTATTCTTGACCGTCTCAAGGTCTACAGGTATTGCTTTAATGATATAGCGTGCGTCGCATATATTACCACCACACGTAGGGTCTATATATACATCCCATGGGCTATAGATCTTTATATCTGCCTCGTCTTCTTCATCATCCCAGCATACCTGACCGATCGCCACTCCATACCGTGCACCTACTCGTACTGCTTGTTTGAATTTATGCTTAAAGTGTTTTTCGTTGTATAACTCAGCAAACTTGTACTGGATAACCTGTGCGTCATTCTTCGCATTCTTGATCTCCTCAGGCGTACTCTCTGGACTAATAAGCGGAGTGATGTTGAAAGCTGGCTCGTTTTTATTGATAAGATTCGTAAGAGTCTTTTCTTGTGCTCGCATCTTGTTTATAGTTCTCCTCACTGTACCTTTTCTTGTCACTGGCACTTGCTGAATAGTACGGTTCATCTTGTCATAGTAGATGTAGTGGTTACCATCCATCATACTGTCAATCTCCATCCAAGTCGCCTCTACTTTGATACGATTATCTTTCGCCTCTTGTATAAACGTTTTGAATTTATCGTCAATCTTTATGCTTGCCGTAGCTTCGTTTTTAGGAGTATCCATAAATATTATTTGTTATTCTTAGAATTGACCGCCTCTTGTAACCATGATGCAGGTGTATCATCGATACTCATATACTGCTCATCGTCTTCTTTCTTCAATGGTTGCTTACTCTCTACCGCTACGGTATGGGCTGTGTACTCTTCTAGTGTGTTAGCCTTATTAAGTTTCGTCAAGAGAAATATGGTGTAAATAAATACAATATTTAGCAAAATCTGAAATATAATTACTACGCATAAAATAATGTCGACCATATGAATATATTAAGATAAATAAAACGCATCTGAGATAGTATCATTCTTTTCTTGTGTATAGTTTATCCTTTGCATCTCAGCACGCAAGATCTGTTGTGGAGTTGCATGCACTTTAGGTTTCTCATACCCGTAATAATCAGGTCGAGACATGACAAGATACCTCAGTGTATCAAACAAGTCGTCGTCATGCTTCACAATCCCTTCACGTGCTATCGTCACACCATTCATTGTGCGCGGTTCTTCCCATCGAACATTTTTACATTGAGAAATTAAATTCACACAATCGTTAAAGATTAAGATCTTTTTATCTTTAAACATTGAATTGAGCTTCATGACTGAACCTTGTACGTCTTTGTTTGCCCCTATCGTATCAATCTTTTCTTCTTCTAGCTGTACCCTTATTGAAGTCCCACTTGATTGATCTATCTTACCAGCACTCGTATCAATGACCGTATGTTTAGGTTTTATATATACCCCCTTAGAACTATATCGTTTCATCATAACAGTCTGTGCGATCTTCTTTGCACTCATGTACTGCTCCAAATGTTCTGAATAAATATAGATAGTTCCCTCTTTATCCTCAGCGGCATGAAGTATCGCTGTAGGATGGACGCTTCCTACGTCAATACTCTCAAACCTATGCCACTCAAACGGTACATCAAATGGCTCGATAATATTATCACTACCAAAGTTCTTGAGGACTAATCCCGAATAATGCATAGGTATACACTCAAGCTCTTGTAACATCACCGATTCATCACCCTTACATTCCTCTCTAATCATTTCTATATCCTCGTTTGTCAATATGTTTGTTTCACTCGCTTTAAAAAGAAAAGACTTTCTATCATCCCCCTTCATATTCATTTGTCGCCATAAGAACCCCTCCCCCTTCAATGTCCCCACAAACATCACATCACCACCACCAAACGAGCCATCATTTTGAGCCATGATGGTGTATCTGAACACCTGATCCCACGCTTCAGGACGATGGTCGTCACTCTCGTCGAACCCTAGCCAATCATACTGAGTACCACGGTGGGCATCATAGTTCTCCGACCCTATCAGTTCAAATATGGAGCCGTTCGCATATCGTACCGTCATGTCATTCGTATTAAATCGACTATACGCAAAAGGACGGTACTTATTTACGATGCCGCCCTTCTCATAAATACTTCTCACCTGATTCGCATAAGGTCCAATAATTCCATACCTTCCTTTCTTCTTCAATGCTCTTTTTTGTCCTTCATTAAACAGAATATGAGACTTTCCAAAACGCCTATGAGCTACTACCGTAATGAATCGTGCAGGGCATTCATGTATTTGTTTTGCCAGTTCTCTTGGCTTATACGGTAGTGTAACTGTCTTGGTAGTCATTCATCCCATTTAAAAGATATATCGCCGCTAATCTCTTGTTCACTCTTCAAACTAAACTCATCTTTTTTCTTTCTTTCGAGATACTTCAACGCTAAATCTGCATTCTCAGCCATCGTTCCGACTACTGACTGTCTAGCAATAAGTATAGGTACATTGCCCATCCTCTCTATTTTTTTACGAACATCTTCATTATTATTTTGATAATCAATTACCGTTGTATAAGGAACTGATGCATGAAGACACGCTTCATATAAAGAACATCCGACTTCTAGATAGGGCTGTATGTTCGTAATATATTCTTCAATATTTACCTTTATCCCTCTAGCCATATGTTATTTATCAGTACTATAAAATCCTCCCGTTTTGTAAATAATTGTAGGCGGGGAAAACTGCTTTACAATATCTTTCGATTCACATTGTGGGCATACTACTTCTTCACTACCCATCACTAATTTTTCAAACTCCTCTTTGCAATCTTTACACAAAAAATCAAATCGTGCCATATTACTTTTTTTGTCCGATCATGTAATTTTGAACTTTTCGTACCATCTCGCTTGCAAGGGTGTTCTCATCAGTAACATTCATCACTACGTCTTTCTTGGTATCTCTGTCATACCCGTCAATCGTGATACTGTTCTCATTCGATACTTCCACCGTAACAAGCTTTATATTATCACTTCTCAATCCAAACTCAGCGTATGAATTGAATGTGAGTATATTGTCTTCATCTTTTACTTTTTTAGGTGCTGCCATAGTGTAATAGTTATGTATATACACATTATCTCTCTTGTCCAAACTTAGTCAATATCTTTGTTCCAAATCATGTATAGAATAAACGGAACATAGATCAGATAAAATACTAATGCGATATTATCAGCCATATCAATAATGATTATCAATTAAAAAAAGTATGCAACTCAACACTATTCTTTATCCTTCTTGTTAGTTTCCAGTATGCAAGTATGAAATTCATAAACATAAAAATTATATATTAAATTTCTTTTATTCGATAAGTAGAAAAATCTACTACGTAATTAAGATTGAAAAACCCTACTCCGTTTCTATTCTTCCTTCCCAATAATTTTAGTTCATTCGGATTAGCGTCAGGGTCTTCATCACGATCAAGAAAAAGTACGGTCTCTGCATCTTGTTCAATTGCTCCCGACTGTGCTAAATCTGAAAGTTTCGGTTCTCCTCCTCCTCG